ATAATGTTGGATTGCCAAAGAACTGTAAGTTCTTTCGCATGTTATGTACAAGGCTATCGTGAATAACAATGTGATTAGCTAAAGCATCAAACTCACCACTACCTTCCATTGAAAACCCTTTCGGGTTGTTAAAAATTTCAACGCAAGGAATAAACTGTAAAGTATTTGGAAACTTTTCAGTCTTACCTGGCATTTGAATATTGACATTATCAAAAGACATTTCGCCTTCTGAATGTGTCTCTTCAATTGTGTTAGCTTTAATTGATAAACGAATATAACGTTTTTGACCAGGAGTCTGGTTTGGATCTCCTGTCAAGTTGTATGTACCAATATCTTGAAAACCAGAATTTGGTTTCTTAACCTTATAGCTATAGATGATGACGACTTCTTCTAGTTCTCCGTCAACGTTATAATAAGAGCGATACTCATGACTACGAAAATAATAAAGACGATAATTATTTTCTGTGGGTCTTATATAAAATAAACCTTTTCCATCACATAAAAAATAATCCCAAATTGAGTCGAGACGCGTGTCTAACTTGTTATATTTAACAACTTTATCAATAAAGTCTTTGCGTTGGTTGCCAAAGTTATCTTGCGAAGGGAAAAACTCAACTCCTTGGCGCACGCCAAAAAGTTTCATCTGAGCAATATGTGACGCAACAATACCCGTATCAATACCAGCTCCACCATCTCGCTCTACGTAAGCATCGATGATTTCTTTAAGACGAGACTTAGCGTCAGACATTTACCTATTTACTGCCCTTTTGTTTATACATCCTAGCAGCTTTGCCTGCTTTTTTAGCCTTATCTGTATTGGCAACAAATTGTTTTCCTTTGCGAGAACCCTCTCGTTTCTTGCGATCAGTATCTTCACGTTCTTCTTTTGAAAGCTTAGCCCACGCTTTTTTAGGAAGATAACGTTTTGTAGTACCGTCTTTTTGAATTGCTTTATCAGCCATTGTTATTAACCAAAATTCCAGCTTAAATGTATTCCTTGCATAGGATTGGAATAATTAGGAGCTGATACAGGACTTGATGCAAGCAATGTTGAGTAATCTCCAAAGGATTGATCACCTTTATTTCGATTAAGAAGATCATCAATTGTTTTTTGTTTATATTCAGTTTGTTTATTAAGTGTATCGACTAATCCTTTTACGTCATCAATAAATTTAACGGGGTTTGTAAGTGCATCAAAATAATTTTTTTGAGGATTACTTAAATCTGCTTGTGCAATAAATTGTGGTTCTTGTTGCGATCCCTCAAAAGCTTTAGGTATCATTGGTGCAAACAAATCCATATCTTCATCATATTTCACGGGAATAGATTTTAAGTCTGAAGCATCTTTAATACTTGGTGCAGTACTCTCGTCAAAAGGTGTAATATTTGGTGATGATGCTAAAAGATTACTAAAAGCTGAAGGAGAATCAAAATCATAAGTAAGATTAATTCCTGTGTTTTCTGCAACTTGAGGAAAACTATCAGATAAATAAGGAGCAATATCAACTCCTTGTTTCATATTAATTTTAGTTAAAAGGTTTTCAGCTTTATCTAACTTTCCTTTCCCTAAAAGTTTTTCAAAACGTTTAGCTAATTTTTTAGATTTTTTTTGTCGTTTAGGAGTGGTTTGTTCGTAACTTTCTTGATAATTTTCAAAATTATCTATTTGTGAATTAACATCATCAAAAGCACTACTGAGATCTTTATAGTATTGGTTTGCTTCTTTATCTGCTTTTTTATTTTCACTATTAGGTTTCATTTGATATGCGAAACCTGTCACCATTAAATTATCATCTGCCTCTTTTAAATTTTTCTTTAAATCTTTTTGTAGCTGAAGAAGCTGTTCAAATGAAGATAAATTAGACATTATTTTTTCTCCATGTACTTACCAGCAAGTTTAGGAATTATCTTGCCAATAGTTTTAGCTTGTTGCCCATGCATTTTAACAGCTGCTTGCAGCTGCTTTTCAATTTTTTTAAGCTGATTTACTTCGTTTTTCATGATTTTTTGTCCTTAGCTTTTTTGGCTGCAGTAGCAGCTTTCTTACCTTTTTCATATTGATCCTTAGTTTGCCAATCTTCTTTACCCCATTTCTTTAACGACTTTTGTTTTTTACCTTCACCACCTTTATAGCCACCACCTTTCTTTTTATATTCAGAGGCCACCATCTGTGCTTTACGTGCTGACCATTGACCAGGCTTACCTCCTTTGCTACCAGCAGTAATACGCTTTTTAATTGATTCGCGTAACCCTGGTTTTGTGTATTTGGAATCGTCTTGTGCCATTAGCTTACAAATTTATTTTGAAATCCCATTGGGGGTACAAAAGCTTGTCGCATTGGCATAGGAGCCATGCCACCGCCACCTGGTCCATACGGTCCGTATCCCATTCCTGGATAGTTTCTAATAGGTGTATTAGGACCTTGTGCTGGTTGTTGGTCTCTTCCTACAGCAGCTAAAGGTAAGGGAATAAACGGTTCATTTTCCTCTGGAATACTTTCACCAGGAAGATAAGGACCGCGTCTATAAGGAGTTTGTCCCCCTGGAATTTCAAAGCTAGGTGTAGCAGTTTTATAAAGAAAATTTTGAAGATTACCTGGAGCGCCAGGAATATTTAAGCCTCCGCCATAACGAGGAGTGCGGTAAAAAGGATTTTCAAATGCGCCATCTGTATTATCAATAATAATAGGTGGGCGGCTTTCTCCATAACGTGGTCCAGGATCTGGCAACCGTTGAGGAATATTGGAATAAGTAATTGTAGGTTGATGAACAGATCCACCGTAATTAACACCAATTACTTGACCCATTGGGCCAAATCTACGTTCATCAAATTCATCTTGAAATGACATTAGATACCTCGGGTTGAAACGTTACTAAAACCTGCTCCTTTACTGCCAGGTCCCAAGAAGGATGCTGGCGCTACGTTTCTAGGAGATCGCGGTGACCTAATATCACCTTCTGAGGTATACATAAATTCCTCATCAAATTTCTTTTTTCCTTTTGGGGGAATTTGACTCATATATTTATAAGCTAACTCCATGGCCTAGAAACTTTTCAATTATTCTAGCTGTTCATAACCTGATTCACTATTAAGGCGTTTAATAATAATTCCATCACCTTTAATATTCCAAGTAAGAAGTGTATTGACTTCCCAGTCAAGTGTTTCAATTAAATCTTCTGGTAACGTCACAAAGAGAGAACCATCTTCATGTTCCTCAAGCTCTATAAAATAACTCATTTGGAAAGAATCTTTTCCACAAGTTTATCAAGTTTAGTATTGATTTCACTAAATTCATCATTCATTCTTTCCATCTCTCTTATGTAATCTTGTTTTAAAACATATTCAAGAGGTAAGCGATCAATGCGATCTTCTAGTGTACGCATTCGACCAAAGACTTTTCCAACAAACCAACCTCCTCCAGAGACTACTGCAATTCCTATAGCGATAAGTTGTTCCATTAGTAATCCAGTTGAAGTTTTCCTTTGCGTGTTAAGCCTGTAACAAGCCAAACCAAAGCGTCTACACAATCGTCATGAGAGCTAACGCCAAAATTAGTAAGCTCTTCAAACATTGTTGTAAAGTTTCTGTATCTGTTAAAGACTATTTTACGGTCTTCAAACATTCCCATAATGCCTCTAAAGCGTGCCAGTTTATCTGCACGAAAACCTTTAACGGGGTGCCAAATCAAATTATAAAGCCCTTCGTTATTTAGACATATTCGTTTAAAGTCAGCTTCTAAAGAAGCCTGATACTGAACTGCTTCTGACCAAATATCACAAGTCGAATATGTTGGGAAATATAAACCATCATCTTGTTTACCAATAACAGACCAGTCATTTAAAAGCTCTTTTAATGCATCTAGTTTTTCCAAATTTCCCATGACACGTAGTCTTCTGTAATCAATAATATGGATTTTGTCTCCAATTCTTCCTCCTAAGATCATGACCGTATAGTCATTTTTTTCTTTAGTACCGGCTGAAAGGTCAACTCCTATTCCAAGAGTGTCAAACTCTGTAGCAATTTCAGCTTTTACCAAAAGCTCTGGAGCCAACGAAAGTTCGTTTTGCCTGACAATTTGATTCATGTACTGAAAAGAAAACGCAATAGGTGCTTGTCGTTTCTTTTCCTTCAGGTAATCTAGAGACCACATATCAGGCCAATATGACTCTTCCTCGCCAGTCACCTCGTTATTTAAAATGGCAGACAGAACGAGTTGCATCCAATTGTTTTGCGGACAGAACGTGGTCGAATGAATGTCATCATGACGGAAGCGCGTACCAAGGCAAATTGCCCGACCACCTTCAAACATCGTCGGTGCAATCACAGCATTCCAATTGTCTTGCATCATCTTACGGATATCTGGGTTACCAATATCTGAAGCAGATTTTATTGGGTCATCAATTATCACAAGCTGCGAACGTTTGGAAGTCACAGAGCCTTTAAGACCTGCGGCACACAATGTAAATTGTTCTTCACCTGTAACATCAATTCCTGCAAACTTATGGTCAATAGACCAGTATTCGTTACTGGTTACATTCTTTAATAGTTTTACAGTTGGAAAAACTTCTTGATATTTTTTTGATTCAATAATTCTTTTAATTGTTGCTGATTTAGAACGTGCAATATCAACCGTATAACTAAGATATAAAATCTGCAACGGCTTCTTGGCTTGCGTATGAATGCCAATAGCCCAAGCAGTAAACAAACCTAATACAGTTGATTTAGCTGATCCTCTAGGACCAAGCAAATCAATATTTGGGCCAGCAATTTTTAAAAGACATGAACTATTTTCATTAGTTACTAATTGTCTATGCCATTCTTTATGATGTTCAGCTGGTGGTTTATCAGCTACATATTCACAAAAGTAACCAAAGTCTGTACGTGCCTTTTCAAATAATTCTTCTTTATCACTTTTACGTACTTTATGTTTTTTAGCGGCAGCTTGAGCATTCCGCCTATAAGCAAGGTGACGATGAGAAGGCACTATTTAAATAACTACTGTCTAAATAGTAGCTTATTTTTTATCTTCTTTTTTGTCTTTAAATTTTTTAGCTGCCTTAGATGCCTTTAATCCCTTTTCAGCAGACTCTTCTGCTTCTTTACCTTTTTTAGATTCGTTCTTTTTTTTAAAGTGCTCCAACAATTGGGGAGGCATTTTCTTTTTAGACATCGTCTTCTTCTTGTTCTGCAGTGGGTGGTTGTTGATTCAAAAGATTTTGAAACGGCTGTGGTCCAGGTCCTTGTGTGTTTTCTGGCGATTCATTCATTAAATCTTGAAAAGCCTCTTCATCTGCTTGTTTAGGTGGTTGCGGAGGAAGATTAGGACTATATTTACGATTAGTAGCAATCTTATTAAGAATACTCTCAACAGATTGTTTTGTAAAAGGTTGTACGTTTTCTTCCATAATATTAATCTTCAAATTGCATTCTAGCCCACACACTCATTGAAGCTTCTTGTAAAGGTCCTTCTATAGGATCATCTTTAAAAATAGAAGCTAATTCACGTAATGCACGATCAGCACCTGCCATTAACAGGCCCTTACGGTCACGAGAAGAAACAAAAGAATCAACCTGGGAGATAGTGCCACGGAGTTCTTTTTGCATAGCAGCAATGCGAGCAACACCGACATCTCGTTTAATCGCATAATTTTCAATATCCATTCTTAACTTTCTAATGTCTTCTTGCATCTCTTCAATTTCATTTAATAAAACTTTGAGATGATCTGGTTTTGAAAAATTATCTTTTAACCACAAATCAACAGCAGAAATGCTACTGCTATAACCTAAAAATTTTGCGTATAAATATACTTGGATAGCAGAAAAAGTTTCTTCTGCAAAAGAACAAAAAGATTCTTTAGTGGCGCTATCTAAATTATCAACCCAATGGTCAAAAACTTTTATATCGATATCAGAATCGGTAAGCTTTTTGTGCCTGGTTGTAGTCTCTTGCTTCGTCTTTTTCTGAGAACTCCTGCATTTGCTCATTAGTAGTTCGCTTTTCTTGTGCTCCTTTACCTATTGTTGCACGTTCTTGCTCACCAGCATCTTCCATTTTCTTTTTACTAAATTCGTAGGCTACTCCAGCTGCTTGACGATATTTGTCAAGATCAAAATAATCGTCTTCTGCGTAAGTGCTATCTACATCAGCCATTAGAATAACCTAAAAATTTAAATTAGAAATTAGACATCATAGAAGCAAGACCTTGTGAATAGATATCACGACGGCCTTCTACTGACTTCTGACGTTGCTGACGCTTTTTAGACCCTTCAAGTTTATCTAATAAACTTTGAAAAGTGTCTAGATCTACCGCTGCGTCATCATCGTAAGTACCACCAGCACTAGAAGTAGGAGTTTCAGACATTTTTTAAACTCAGTTTACTTTTAAAATTATAATACAACCCAACGTTTATTAGAAGCTAAAAGATGAGAACAAAGACCCGTATAATTGAGCTTCTTTTTGTTTCTGCGCAACATCACGTGCCGTATCTCCTTTGATACGATCTGATTCAAGACCGTACTCTCCAGCAAGTTCTGTACCTGCTAAGCCATATTCACCACGGATTGTTTCAACGTCTTTTAATCCTGCGTTAATAATGCTTTGCAAATCAAGACTATATGCACCTTGTATAGAAGCTACATTTTCTGCAGCAAGCCGATTTTGATCAGCTACATATTTAGTACCTTCTAAACCTCTTCCTGATGTTAAGTCAGCAATTTGAACACTAGCATCAGATGCATACATAGATGCATCTCTTTGAGCAGCTCCAATAAAAGAATTAGCAGTAGCATTTATAGTTGCAATATTATTTTGGCTATTATATAAACCTTGATTTAAAGCATCTTGATATTGGAAATCAATACCCTTCATTGCGTCATAGGCACCTAAGTCAATATCAGTTCCGCTATAAAGATCCGAAGAACCTCCTGACCCTCCTGTATCAGATACGCCACCTCCTGTTGATGACCCAAAGTTTTTAGCTTTATCTGCAGCTACATAAGCTTTATCACCAATTTTTACACCTGCTGCTGTTTTATTTTTTGTATCTTGTTGACTTTCTATCTTTTTTAAATAAGCCTCAGCTTTTTCTTGGCTACCTCCAGAGTCGCCAAAATCCCTGATATCTTTATTGGTGATTTTATCATCACCGCCATACTTGTTTATAAAATCTTGAAAACCGGAGCCCATTTAAATCACCTCAAGTATTAAAAATAGAACTAAATTTATCGGCTCTGTAGTTCTTAGCCCCATCTATTCTATCAAACATTTCATTAGTACGTGGAGTACCTGCAAACAATTTAACTCCACTCTCAGTACCTACTAATGGTCCATATTTCATACCAGCAAGAAGTTCTTGAGAAGAAGGCATTCTATTTGCCATTCCTTGCGGAGTTTGTGCGAAATATGTTGAATATGCTTGCTGTGCTTCTTTGGGACTACCTATCTGTCCTGTTGCTTTTGCATATTTATCAGCAGCTTTAATTTGTTTTCTAGTTGGTTCTACGCCACCAAACATTGTTGCCCCAACTACACCTGCTAGTTCACGTCTATCTTTTTTACCTACCGTATCAGTCAAAGCATCAAAATATGCTTTATCCCCTAAATTCATGCCTGATGTGTCATATAAATTTAATAACTGATATTTATCTAATTTATTTTGATCTACAGCATTTTCAAGTTGACCTATTCTTTTACTACCAAACGGAGGAGCTAAATTAAATTGATCTTCTACGTACGAACTGAGATAGTCAGGAGGAGCAATCAGATTCATAAACTCATCCATGTCTATTCCCATCCCTCCTCCTCCGCCTGACGAACCACTACCACCACCAAAAGCCGAGCTGGCGCCTCCTAATAATGCTCCAATACCTGTACCCCAAGGTCCAAATACAGAGCCTGCGCTAGCTCCTCCTACTGCTCCTTTTAAAATGTCAAAAATCACTTAACTGTCTTCTTATCATTTACTAATTATCGCAGACCCAAGTCAACCAAACATTGTCATGAAACGACCTGCCCGTGGCATTGCCCCTGGACTATCTTGTGCAGCCATTTGCATGCCAAAACTTTTAGTTGCTAAATCTTGGAATGGTTTGCTTTTTTGCATGGCTAACTGAAATGCTGCATCTTTGTAACGACGTTGTTGTGCAAGATCTGCGTTTCTGTTTCCAAAAGCAAAGTCCATTAAGGCTTTATTTTTACCAGCAAATGCACCAATTGCAGTTGTTTGATAAGCACTATTACCATAATTTTCAGCAGCTTTATTTGTGTAATAACCACTGGCTAAACCAGATAATAAAGGTCCACCTACACCTGTTACAAAATCACTATTTAAAAAGTTTCCAATGCCATCAAACATACCTCCGCCACTAGTGCCACCACTAGTGCCACCACTAGAACCTGCAAGAAAATTAGTTCCTAAAGGAAAAAGATCAGGTGTAAGGTTTGAATCATAAAAAGAATATGCAGAATCAAAATAATTA